CCCAGGTATTCTTCTACAAATTTTCATCTCTGGAACGAATAGTCCTTTAGCATAAGCAGTTTCTGCATCGTGGTGTTTGTTCAACCATTGAGGATTATTTATTTTCTTCTGTTTTTTCTCCACTCCTGCTCGTTTCTTGGCTCGATTTTTTAGAGGCTTTCTTTTGATGGGAGCCCGTTTTCGAACGGGTTTTTTATTAACTTCGTCTTTCTTCACGTATTCCATATTTATTTCTGCCGTTATTCCGACGGCTAGCGTATCCGTTGTACGGCCTCCTGACTGTTTATCTACGTCATTATCAAACAAAGTGGTATTCTTGTCCCTCGAATCTCTTGCTATCTTGAACAAGATGTGTTTGTCGGTTTTTTGGTAAGCCTTCATCTCCAAACGAGGTTTAAAAGTTTTGCAGTCCATCCTAGTTTTATAGGACCAATCGAAACGCATTCGTTCCAAATATTTGAAAAACCGCTTGGAACTTGATAAATACCCATCTTTGAACCTATCAACTAGCGATGCAATGCTCTTAGGTAAATAACCGGATGCGACAATTTGCGAAAGACGATGTTCAGATTTGCTTATAGCGCTTTTGATGTTGTAACTAGTCCCGCTTTTGTATAGACGATTCGTTACAGGCATGAACGCCACATCCGCTCCCTCAACGATGAACTCCTTAGACAAGAAAGTATGATCTTCGAATGGGCCGATTTTAAAATCTTTAGGGTTCTGTCCCAAACCACTCTTCGCCCGAACACCGCCGAGGATCCTCAGAATGATGAACTTGTTAACGGCTTTTGTTAATTCACATAAAACATCATCACCAGCCGCCCAAAACACGCTCAACAATTCTACAATAGGATCAATAACCCAAGCTGCATATCGATTATAGAGGATAGTTCTCATCGTGTTGAAAAGAGTTGTTGAGAAAGGATCTCCCGAAAAAACCGTCGCATAAACGAAACCTTTCTGGCCCAACACATTAAAAAATTTTTTCTTCAGGTTCGTGGCATTCGCTATTAATTCAGTTTTTCTCCACAAAGGTATAATACAAGCAGAACGAGCGAGCAACAATGGAATGAGGAACTTCAACAGCATACAATCAACAGTCTCCATGAGAGGCCACGACTGGTGTGCGTCGTGGGAAGACCCGTCATACGAATAAACATTTGTACTCCTCCATTTACCCTCCTCCATGTCCCTCTCTACTTTAGCC